AGATAAATATTTAAGTGAACAGTTAACTATAGCAGCTGCTCCTAACGAAAGAACCGCATTTACAACAGAATTACTTTAATTTTCAATATTTATAACAGATGAAACCAAGTGAATTAAAATCATTTATTAAAGAAGCAGTTAGAGAAGCTATCCAAGAGGAATTAAAAGATATCCTTTTGGAAGCAGTTCGTGCCCCCAAAACACCAATTATTGAAGCTCCTGTAGGAGGAGTTGGATTTGGGGTAACTACTACATCACCCACCCCTACTAAATCACCAGCTGAAAAAAGAGCTATGATGGAAAGTATTATGGGTGACATGAGAAGAGGACAAGATACTCTTAATTTTACAACTCAAAACATAGCAGCTAACACTTTACAAGTAGCCCCGGGTATGAATACTACTGGGGATGGAAGTAAATTACCTGAGGGTAATGTGGGTTTAGATATGATTATGGGATTAATGAAGGGAGGTAAGTAATGGCAATTTTTATAGGTAGAAAATATCCCATTGACACTCAACCCGCTAGGGCTGTTGGGGTTGCTTTACCTTTTAATGGTGCCGGAGTATTTAACTCTAATTATACCACTAGACAACAAATTAATTCAAATCTTATAAACTTTTTTTTAACTAATAGAGGGGAAAGGGTATTTTATCCTAATTATGGGGGGAATTTAAGAGCAACCATATTTGAACAAATAAACTCAAATAATATAGATGCTTTAAAATCCCAAATAGAAACAGATTTAGCTAATAATTTCCCAGAAGCTAGAGTATTAGAAGTTGAAGTACTAGGAAATGAAGATTTGAATACAATTCAAGTAAATATAACCTATACAGTTGTGCTGTCCGGAGAAACTGATACAGTTAGTTTAAATTTTAACCAATAATGGCTGAGAATAAAAATATAAATTATCTAGCAAAAGATTTTACAGTTCTAAAGCAACAGCTTATAGACTATGCTAGAACTTACTTTCCAAATACCTATAATGATTTTGGACCATCTTCTCCGGGTACCATGTTTATTGACATGGCTGCTTACGTTGGGGATGTTTTATCATTCTATTTAGATAACCAAATCCAGGAAAATTTCTTACAATATGCTAGAGAAGAATCAAATCTTCTTACTTTAGCTTATATGTTAGGTTACAAACCTAAAGTAACTAGTCCGGCTGGGGTTGAACTTACATTTTATCAACAAGTCCCAGCTAAATTATCGGGTAGTGTGACTGTGCCTGATTTTGATTATGCTTTAAAATTAGCTGAGAATGCTGCTATAGGGTCTACTTTAACAGGAACTCCTTCATTTTTAGTTCAAGATCCTGTTGATTTTTCATTTTCTAGTTCATTAGATCCCACAGTTGTAAGTGTTTTTCAAATTACAAATAATCAACCTAGCAGATATCTTTTAACTAAAACTAGAAAAGCTATTTCAGCTACTATTAATACTACAACCTTTACTTTTGGAACTCCTCAACAATTCCCAACTGTAGAAATTAACGATACTGAGATTATCAAAGTATTAGATATTACTGATAGTCAAGGGAACGTTTGGTACGAAGTAGATTATTTAGGACAAGACATGGTATATGAACCCCTACAAAATGTAAATACTAATGATCCTAACTTTTCCTCAGATCAATCCCAAGTACCATACTTACTCCAGTTAAGGACTGTTCCTAGAAGATTTGTAACTCGCTTTAAAGATTCAAATACTCTCCAATTACAATTTGGTGCTGGAACTGTTTTAGACTTTGATGAACAAGTAACCCCTAACCCAGATAACGTAGGTATAGGTTTACCTTTTGAACAAGATAAACTTAATGTAGCTTATTCACCTAATAACTTTATGTTTACAGACAGCTATGGTATAGCCCCGTCTAATACCACTTTAACGGTGAGGTATTTAACAGGTGGTGGGGTATCATCAAATGTATCAGTAGGCGTTTTAAATACATTATCTAACGGTAATTTAAATTTTTTACAATCTAATTTAAATGCTGTAACTGCCCAAGACATATTTGATTCATTTGCTGTTGATAATTTAGTTGCAGCCTCTGGGGGTGGGGATGGTGATTCGATTGAAGAATTAAGACAAAATTCTATCTCTCAATTTAGTTCACAACTTAGAACTGTAACACAAGATGACTATTTAGTTAGAGCTTTAAGTTTACCTTCTCAATATGGTCAAGTAGCTAAAGTATATACTACACCACAAAAAGCTAGTGAAATAACAGCTAATGAAAAAATTACATCATTAGATCTTTATACTTTAGCTTATAATAATCAAAAGCAATTAGAAATACCTTCTACAGCTCTTAAAAATAACCTTAAAACCTACTTATCTCAGTATCGTATGATAAATGATACTGTAAATATTAAAAATGGTTTTATAATTAATATTGGGGTTAATTTTGATATAATTGTACTCCCTAACTTTAACTCAAATGAGGTTATAGCTGCTTGTATTGTAGCTTTACAAACATTTTTTAACATAGATAATTGGCAAATTAACCAGCCTATTATTTTAAGAGATTTGTATAACGTGTTAGATAGAATACAAGGGGTACAAACTGTAAAAAATATTGAAATAGTAAACAAAGCTGGGGTTAGTTTAGGCTACTCACAGTATGGATACGATATACAGGGAGCTACAGTAAATAATATAATTTACCCTTCAATTGACCCTTCAATATTTGAAGTAAAATATCCAAACAGTGATATAATTGGTCGTGTAGTAACTTTTTAAAAGGTATATTTATAAATAAACTATGGGACTGCTAGATAAATTACTAAATGGGGATTCTAATATATCCTTTGATGGTGGAAACCCTACTACAGTATCTCAAATTCCCTTAGATAAAACATTTAATCGTACTAATTTAGATATGGAAGACCCTCTTCCTTCAGGAGGCCCTATAACTAAAGGATTACCATATTCAGCAACAATAGGACAAGAACAAGTATTTTTTCCGGGTCAAACTTTTACTTCTAGAAATACTTATATTGATTATGTAAATTCTAGAGGACTTTCACCTGCTGGGGCTTTGCCTAGAGTAGTAGGAAGACCAAGTGAAGGAGCAATTGGAGGAACAGGAAGAAGAGGAGGTTAAAATGGCAGTATATAAAATATTCCCCACACAAGACGCTACACTATACTCAGCATATCCTAGCATGAATACTGGATTAGATGAGATTATAGAAGCTACTACTAACTTTAAAACTGGAAGTTTACAAATAGATGGGGATTTACCTCAAGCTTCTAGATTTTTAATCCAATTTAACTCAGCAGATATGGCTTATGTTTCTGCTAGCTTAATTGGTACCTCTAGTTGGACTGCTAATCTACAAGTGTTTGTAGCTAATGTAGAAGGAGTTGACACAGATACTGTTGTATTAACTAATGCTGTATCTCAATCCTGGAACATGGGTACTGGAAGATTTTTAAGTGATCCTGAAATTACAAATGGTGTTTCTTGGATTTGGACTAATGAATCCGGTAGCAATCAATGGTTAACATCAGGGTACTCTCCTGAATCTACTGGGTCTTATAGTCCCTTAAACACCCCAGGTGGTGGTGTTTGGTGGACAGGTAGTCAAGCTAGTCAAACTTTTTCTTATAGATCAAATCTTGATTTAAATTTTGGTGTTAAAGAAATTGTAGAAAAATGGAATAGTGGTTCTTGGAACAATTATGGATTTATTGTTAGACAAGATCCTTCACAAGAATTTATAGCACTACCTAACAACCAAATTACCTTAAAATATTTTTCAGTAGATACTCACACTATTTACCCACCAGCATTAGAATTTAAATGGAATGATTTTAAATGGGAAACCGGGTCTTTATCTGTAATTACAGGATCTAATATATATGCTTCTTTAGATAATAACCCAGGATTTTTCTTTAGTGAAAGTATCCAAAGATTTAGAATAAACGCTAGACCACAATTTCCACAACGTTCATTCCAAACATCTTCTATCTATACTACTCAATACTATCTCCCAGAAGGATCTTTATATGCTATTAAAGATTTAGATACTAATGAGTATGTAGTTAATTTCGATTCAAATTATACTAAAATTAGTGCTGATCACTCAGGAAGTTACTTTGATCTTTATATGAATGGTTTGGAACCCCAAAGATATTATACTATATTACTACAAACTACTTCAGGTGGTTCTACAATAGTTTTAGATAATAATTACTCATTTAAGGTAATAAATGGCTGAGAAAATTAGTTTAAATAAAAATGTCTTTAATAAACAAGACTTTTTAAACACAGTGAACACTTCGTTCACTCAGCTAGTTCCTCCTACAGCTTCAGTTGCCCCAACCTTTACAGTAGACGATTTTTTTGTACAGTACGAAAATTTATTTTTTCAAATTCCAAAAGAAGGAGATATTAATTCACATCAATATTTAGTTGAAAGAAGTGGAACATATATTGAATTCAATAGAGTAAATGAAGAAATTCAAGCTTTATTAGAGGAAATATCTCAATTAAGACAAGAAAATTTAGAATTAAACCAAGCACTAGCAGACCTTTCTAGATAATGCAACAACCCGTTATTACATCCATCAATCCCGATATATTCGCAGTCCAGGATTATACATTCGAGGACTTCACTATTGTCCCTAATTTTGAAGTAACCTCGTCTTTTATCACTTCTACGGACTATGTAGAATATTTTATTTACGATGGTAATAACACTTTATTAACAGGTAGTCAATTAGTAGATTATACTTTTACAGAAGATGCTGGTATTATAGCTTCTGGGGGTTATGCTACTATGGACATTGATCCTTCTGCTACATTAATAGATAATGGGTATGATGTTGGTGTTTATAATATAGTTTATAATTTCTTTCAAAATGAACTAGGTAGTAATCCTACTGCTTCATTCTATATTAAAGATATCTCCCCAGATAGAACCGAATTAAGACTTTCTAGTAACTTTATTTCGGGTTCTACTATTTTAGAAACATATCCTGAGTTTAGTGCTCAATTAGCTAGCTCAAGCTATTTTGATGGTTTTTACTTAAATTTTGGAGATAATAGAATTGTAATAGCTGTTAATTCACAATTAGATGGAACTGATGTTCTTATCAAATTATATGAAGCTTTACCTGAGCAATTTGTAGTAAAATCTACTTGTTGGGTTGTTACTAAGGTAGCTGATCCTATTGCTTATAATGTTTCATTTGTATCTGAAATTGTACCTGTTGATCTAGATATTGTTTACTTACAAGGTCCTAATACTAATTTACAGATTCAAGATGAAATTAATAACTCTACAGAGTTCAAATCATATGCCGAGTTAGTAGGTACAACTTTAACTAGTTCATTCCAGCAAGTACAATCTTTACTAGAAGAAAAAGGTATAGATATTAACATTGAATATGCTTCAGGCTCTACAATGTTATGGGAAAATTTTATACAATTTAGTTCTGCAGAACAACGTGTTAAAAATTTCTATGAAAAATTAAGTTTAATTCAAGGTTATCAAGATGACCTAAATACTTATATTTTCTCTATTACAGGTTCTACATCATCATCCTATTATACTTCAGCTTCACAAGAAGTTACCCAAAAGAAAATAGATAGTTTAATCAAAAACTTTGATGATTTTGAGTATTACCTTTACTACACTTCAGGTGGGGCTGCTTACCCTAAAACAAATTCCCAACCCCCATTTATTCTAGCTAACACAGGTAGTGTTGATGGTTTAAATTGGTTATCTACTTACACAGGATCAGGTGCTATTTTTGATAATGGGAATCAAAATAATCTTATCTATACTATTCCTGAATATGTAAGAAATGATTCTACAAATGAGCCTTATATCTTATTTATAGAGATGATGGGCCAAAATTTTGACAACATCTGGGTTTATTTAAAGGATGTAACTAATAAGTTTGATGCTGATAACCGTATTAACTTTGGTATTTCAAAAGATTTAGTTGCTCAAGCTATTAGAGATTTTGGTTTAAAAATTTACCAAAATAATTTTTCACAAGACAGTTTATACACAGCTTTCTTAGGTATAGACCCTTCAGGTAGTTTAATTACAAACACTTTACCAGGAACTACCGGTACTTTACCGGTTCCAACAGGCAGTGGTTTAGATTATGTGACTTCATATGTAACTGCCTCTAACGAGCTTATACCACAAGATGATACAAATAAAATGCTTTATAAGCGTTTGTATCACAATATACCTTACTTACTTAAGAAAAAAGGTACACCACAAGCAATTCGTGCTCTTATTTCTTCTTATGGTATCCCTAGTACTGAATTAAGAATAAGTGAATTTGGGGGTAAAGATAGAGATAATACAAATGATTGGGATTACTGGTATCAGAGATTTAACTATACTTTAACCTCATCAGCAGATAATTATGTTTCATCTTCTTGGACACTTAACTCAGCTTGGGGTGCTCCCGATAATGTTCCTGCTACTTTAGAGTTTAGATTTAAAACTAACGGTTTACCTACCTCTAGTATTCCATTCTCTCAAAGTCTATGGTCATTAAATAGTGGAGGTGGAACATCAGCCATTACTTTAAAATACACAGGTTCAGCTTATACTACAGGTTCATATTCTGGTTCTGTAGTTGATACTTACTATCAATACGCTAAGCTTGATTTTTACCCAGATACAAGTAATCTGAATTCAACGGCTAGTGTATACTTACCATTCTTTGATAGAGGTTGGTGGTCTGTAATGTTAACTAGAGATAATAATGACTATAATTTATACGCTAAAAATACTATTTATTTAGGAGACGATGCCGCCCAAATTGGTTTCCAAGCATCTTCTTCACTAACAGGTACTGATGGTGTTTGGACAGGCTCAAGTGGTATTAGTTATTTAGGTACAGGTAGTTTAGCAGATTATAATATGTTCTCGGGCTCATTCCAAGAACTTAGATATTACACAGTAGTATTAAACGAGGAATCATTTAATGATTTTGTAATGGATCCTGATGCTATTGATGGAAATGGTGCAAATGGTGCTCCTGATCAATTAGCTTTTAGAGCCTCTTTAGGTGGGGAACTTTACACAGGTTCAGCTTCAATCCATCCTAAAGTAACAGGTTCTTGGGTTGCTACTTCTTCGTTTGCTTCTGATAGTAGCTTTAATTTTAATGTTACTCCATATTTTGGGCCTAATGTTGAACAAGTATTCTTATTAGAACCAATTGCTGGTATTAGAAACCGTGTAGTTGATAAAGTAAGAGTAGTAGAAGAAATTTTACCAACAGGAGATACTTTATCTCCATACATCAGTATTCAACAAAACTCTCCAGTTTCTCAATCATACACTCCTGATCTTAATCAGTTAGAGGTAGCATTTTCTCCACAAAACGAGATAAATGACGATATTACAGCTCAATTAGCTGGTCTTAATTTGGGGGAATACATTGGTGATCCAAGACAAGTATTTACACAAGAAACTTCATATCCTGCTTTAGATGCTTTAAGAAATTCATATTTTGAAAAGTACACTAGTAATTATGATGCTAATGATTACATAAGACTTATCAAATTCTTTGATAATTCATTATTTAAAATGATTAAAGACTTTGTACCAGCTCGTACAAGTCTAACTTCAGGTGTAGTTATCAAACAACATTTACTTGAAAGAAACAAATACCCAGTTCCTCAACTACACTATTCAGAAAGTATATATACTGGTTCAATTGAAAGTGGATTTATAACAGGTTCACAAGGTGGAGCTTATGCTGATTTAAGTGCTAGTTATAATTTACGTCCTGTGACTTCAAGTACAGGTCAAAGATATACTGCTGAGTATGGGTCTACTATAGCAGATTCTATTGGTTTAAATATAACACAAAGTTGGTTAGGATTTAATACTACACCATTTGGTTTAATTTCTTTTACTCAAAGTAATGCTCAAGAATTCTTTAATGGTGAATTAAGTGGTTCAGATTATGTAGTAGAAGATGGTAATTTGAATGGTGGTAATCCATTCTTATCAGTTAATACTACTCCAATTATATATGATTTAGTAACTCGTAACCCAGCAGCTACAGCTACTTATTATACAGCAAGTTTAGCTGTATTTGATTCAGCCACAGCTAAACAAAATGCTATAGATTTCTTAATCACTAGAACTGGTGGTGAGGGGTTAATGCAAGCTGCATTTACATTTAGACCTTCAGGTTCTAGAACAGGTACTATTACAACTACAGTTTTAGCTACGGGTTCTAATGGTTTAACCACTGGAGGGAACAATGGTTCAAATATTTTATATTTAGATAAAATAAATGCTATTGGGAGTAATGATACTGTAGGTGATGCTACTTTAGTTCCTCTTGATTCAGGTCTTATCTTTAGGTCGGCTTCATATGGTGGTCCTGTAAGTACAGGTCCTTTTTATCAACAAGGAACATCATTTACAAATCAATCTGATTTAGGATGGGCTAGTCCTTATGTAGGAGGTACTTCACCATTTTTTGGAATGTCTCCTACAAATGGTAAACTTCCTTCTGATGCTGTTTATGGAGAAATAGACACTGAGTTAACTGGAGCTTTAGTTATTCCAGATGAATATACAGATTTTGTGTTTGGTATAGATGCTTTAGCACCAGGTTCAACTATTACTCTATATTATGAATATCCTTTACAATATAACTTTGTAGGAGTATCAGTTAATAACACCGCAGATGATGGAAGTAATGGAGTTCCTTCAAGTGGAGTAAACTATACTGCCTTATGGCAACAAGTTGAAGCTTTAACTATGAACTGGGTTGATAAAACAGGAACTACAGTTGCTGTAGGTTCTTACCAAGGTGGTCAACCTGTTCCTGTTACAGTTGCCCCTGTAAATCTTACTAGAACTGCTGTATATGTAACAGGAGATCCTGTACCTGTTGTAGGATTGGGTTCAGGAGAAAATGCTCCATTTAATACAACAGCCTCTCAATACTCAAATCAAAACTTCCCTGTTATAACCTCACCAGGTGTAAACGTTGACTTTACATACAATGAGTTTAATGCTTTAATTGATAACGCTGTTATAACTGCTGGAGCTCCTGGTTTTTATGATCTTGATTATACTCAAGGAGGTACAATTCCTGTAAATTATTTAACAGTAATCTCAGCATCACAGTTTGGTTCTGGTTCTGCTACATTAGCCCCAGTCCAATCTTACAACTGGAATGTTAGAAGGAGTATATTACCACGTTATAGTGGTTCTAAAGCAACTAGTTTAGTTTATAATTCTTATACTCCTGCTACAGGTTCATGGCCTGGTGATCAATCATTTGGTAAAGATCCTGTAATTAATTACTATGGTAATATTGCATTTAATATTGATTTTGTAGGAGGTACCTATCCTGAAATGGCTAAGGGTACTGCTTTAAATATTAAAAATATTGGCATTTTCCAAGACCCATCTAAAACAGAAATTATAGATCAAAATAACCCTAGTGTATTTAATTTCTTAATAGATCAATATTTAGGATATAATCAATCCGCTCAAATTTTCTCTAATGATGTTTCTCCTATAAAGGATAATAAAATCATTTCAGCTAATGGACAAATAGGATTCCCAGCTAATTCAGTATATTTTATTCCAAGACAACAAACTTTTGGAGCAGGAGCCCCTTATAACTTTAGTGGTTCTTGGGTTGATAGTGTTAAAGGAGGATTAATATTTTATGGTGCTGCTTTTACACCTGCTTCACCCTTTATTCTTAAGGGGCAAGTAGTTGATGACGATGATAGATATGCTACTGGTTCTAATGTTGAAACTGTGTATTCGGCTTCACTTTTAGTAAGTGCTAGTTTAAGTGAAGGTAATAGATGGTTTGTATCTTTATACAGTGGTTCTTCTTATCCTTTACCTACTTTTAATGAGTATTACAATAGTCAATCTTTAATGATTCCTTTTAATAGTGGATCTAATATAGATCATACTGGAGCTAATTCGTTAGCTACTCAAGGAGTATATGAAATTGCTAGTGTAAACTTAATCCCCTCAGGTAGTAGTGGTTTTGGAAGTGGAATGTTAAGTGGAACTACAGCAAGTTTTTGGCAATTTAAAACAGGATCAGGGTATGAAGTTCCTGAAACTAGACCTGTAGGAACAGACGGGCAAGGAAATATTAATGTGAGTCAAAGTCTTTCTGCACTTATTTGGAAAGCTAATCCATTCCCACAACCAGTAATTTTAGAAATTCGTCCAGATTATTTCCCTTCGGGACTTGGTGAAAGAGGAGGATATGCTATACCTACAGACTTTAATATTAATATGAAGTCATCTCTATCAGTACTTCAAAATACTACTATAACACCTGAAGTAACTACAACAGGAACCACTACTGTAAGCTTACCAGTAGCTGCGGGTACCGGGGGTGCAACAACAACAGGTGCTGCTCCTACTCAAAATACTAATTTATTCCTCCCAGTTGGTAGAGCTGGTGTTTCAAATGGGGAACAAGTAACTGTGGGTAATAAAATTTATATTTGGAATGAAGGAAGTCAAACATGGGTATTATCTTCACCAAGTGGAAATTTAAGACCTATGAATTAAACGTGATTAAGAAATAAAAATTTTGTATATTTATAATAAAATCTAGATTAAACAATGGGATATTTAAATAACTCAGTAGTAACTGTAGATGCTATTTTAACTACCAAGGGCCGTCAATTACTAGCCCAAGCCGATGGTACTTTTAGAATTACACAGTTTGCTCTAGCAGATGACGAGATTGATTATACTTTGTATAATCCAAATAATCCTTCAGGTTCTGCTTATTATGGTGAAGCCATCCAAAACATGCCTTTGTTAGAGGCTTTTCCTAACGAAACTCAAGTAATGAAATACAAGTTAGTTACTTTACCTCGTGGTACTGCTAAACTACCTATCCTAGATCTAGGTTTTGCTTCAATTACTATTAAACAAGGAGCTTCATTAGCAGTTAATCCACAAACTCTAAACTATACAGGTGGTAACCAAGTAGAACCTTCAGGTTACACGTTTACTATCTCTGATGTTAGATTAATGAGTACATTTACGGGTGCTGGTGTTAATACACCACAAGCAACTGCTCTTAATCAAACTAATACAGTAGGAACTAATGTTTCTAAAACTGTAGTAGGAACTACATTAAACTTAAAAGCAACCACTATTAATACCTTATTTGGTTCAGAAAACGCTCTATATGCTACATTAACTGTAGAAGGTAGAGATTCAGGAGCTCGTTTAACTATCCCAGTAACAGTAACTAAAGTATCTTAAATTATAGACTATGTCATTTAAAAGATTAGAAGCCGACGATTTTGTAATTTCCTCAGACTCGATTACTGCTGCAATGTGGGTTGGAAACGTTCCTACATTAACATATTTCTTTACCTCTTCAGTTCAAGCTGCTGGTATTTCAGGTAATTATTATTTAAACGTTTATTCTTCATCAGCTGCTCAAGACATTCAATTTGCAATTGCTTATGGTAATGCTGATGGTAGTGGCAGTGTCCTTTATAATGATGCAGTAAATGGTTTATCTTATACTTCTACCATTTACGGTCAGTATCAAAACCTAGTATTAGGAGATGAAAATGCTGCATTTATTTTTGGAAACGTATCATCTTCAGACTTTTGGGCTATTTCAGTAGAAAGAAATCGTTATAAAGAAGCTATTTTCCCTGGTTCTTTAACTTTAGAATTATCAGGTTCATTAGGAGTGGTTTCATTAACTGATGATAGTAATTATACTACAACAACTATATTTACTGAAGCTGGTAGAGTATATAACTTAATCTCGGGTTCAGCTGGTGTTAAAAATGCATCTTTAAATGCCGATGGGTGGACTCCAAATAGTGGTTCTTATGGTTGGTTACTTCCTGATATTGGAACTATTTTATTAAACCCTATCGCTCTTTCAGGTTCATTAGCTGCTGGGGGTGCTGGTTTAGCTGTAAGTAGATCATTTGATGCTCCTGGTAATAATAACCAAAGACTATTTTTAGCAATCTCAGGCTCAACCGCTGCTACATTTACTCTTAATTCCCAAGAAAATGTAACTTCAGATTTTATCTTTGTAAGACCTAGAAGTTCAGAATTTAACTACTCAGAAAATCCATCATTTATTTCGGGTTCAACCGGAGAAGTTTTATATTCAAGCTTTGTAGATAACCCTCAAGTATATATTACTACTATTGGTTTGTATAATGATACAAACGAATTATTAGCTGTAGCTAAATTATCTAGACCACTACTTAAAGACTTCACTAAAGAAGCCCTAATCCGCGTTAAGCTAGACTTCTAATGAATGGGTATCGCCTACAAACAATTCCTAGCTTCTGATTTAAAATTATTACCGTTTACGGTTAATAAGGGATTTTCTCTTCCCGAGTCTCAATTTGCTACAGGTTCTGATGGTCAATTAACCGGTGTTGATAGGTTTTTAGGTCAAAATAGTGGTTCATTTTTAACTAATAAAAATACTACAGGTACCTTATCTACTCAATATCAAGTATTAGTTTATAACTCAGCCCAAGAACTTTACTATTCAAACTTTTTATCTCAAAGTTACGGAGATGCTGTTCAAACAGCTAGTTTAGTTCCTGGAGTTGATTCTGAGGGGGATAGGTTAGTAGGTTCAACCGATTCAACAGGTAGATATTTTAATTACCTTCAATCCACACTTACTGCTTCAAGATATTTTCCAACTGGTTCGGATGAGTTTGTAGGAGTAATTTCTATACCCTCTAAACTATTTGGGGATAATATTCAACCCCAATCATTTAATTATACTTTTACCTCAGGCAGTACTTATACTATAACAGATGATGGTCAAGGTAACCTAGTTTCAGCTAATGTAAATGTAGGAAATATAATTTACCCACATGGATTAGCTATTATAACTGATCAAGCTTTAGCTTCGGGTTCAGTAGATGCTACAAACGTAACTTGTTCATTTTCTTCTTCGTATACTATTTACGAATCACAATATAAATGTACTATTAGAGAAAGTGAATTTAATTATACTTTAAACCCTTCAACTGTATCAAGCAGTTATTCAATTTCAGGTTCTTGGTATAATTTCGCTTACCCAACTGGTTCTGTATACGATTATGTTACATCATCATATTTTTCGCCTTTCATAACAACAATAGGGTTGTATAATGAAAATCAAGAGTTGTTAGCAGTAGCCAAATTGGCTCAACCGTTACAAACATCCAATACAACGGACACAACTATTCTTATTAACTTAGACCGATAAAAACATGTGGACTTATAAAAACGAACCTATGGAGGCACTCTCCTCCTTCCCTGAAGGGACCTTTGGTTTTATTTATAGGGTTGTTCATATACCAACAGGTAAAACCTATATTGGTAAAAAAGTTCTATTTCACCAAAAGAAAGTAAAACTCACTAAAAAGGAACTACTGGAGTATACTCATGTAGCTGGTCGTAAACCAGCATACAAGCTAGCTATGAACGAATCAGATTGGAAAACATACTATGGTTCAAACAAGGAAATTGTAGCTATGTTGAAAGAGGGTAAAAAGGATGAATTTAAACGTGAAATCCTCCATTTGGCTACTTCAAAAAAGTTATTAACTTACTACGAGACAAAATATTTGTTTGTCTATTCAGTACTTGAAAAACCAGAGGAGTTCTATAACGATAATATTTTAGGTAAATTCTTCACCAAGGATTTTTTATCCTAAACATTTATTATTATATTTATAACAAAGTTAATTTTAGAAAAATGAAAAAGCGAATCCTATCTGAAGAATTTTACAGAATGCAAAAACTAGCGGGTATTGTTAATGAAAGTAAAACTGCTAAAGAATTAGGTGAAAATATATATGAATATGGTCCTGAATGGATTAATCCAAATTCTCCTAAAGCTAAAATATTAACTAATGTTTACTACATTGGAGATAATGCTTATGGAGATTTATCTTCATATAGAGGTTCAGCTGTTCCATCATATGAATTACCTGGATATACTTTATATCAAATAAAAAAAGAGGGAGATGGTATGTTGTATATCAAAGAAGGAGAAAAAGGATGGTATGATGAAGAAGAAGGAGTTTTTGAATCATATGATGAAAATAGTACAACACGTATAAAAAAAGAATACATTGAATTAATTTCTTAGATTTTTTCTTAATGATGAAAATTTTAAAGAACGAATTTCTTAATAAAAATCTAGGTTAGTTTAAAATCTAAAAAATATATCTTAAAAGTTAAGCTTGGGAAACCAAGCTTTCTTTTTTACCTTACCGCGTATGGTAAATCAACTAGTTGCAAACTTAGTCAATTCAGTCCTAGGACATGGCAAACCTACTGCTCGAGGCAATCAGGCTCATACCTGTCCTATATGCCATCACCATAAACCCAAACTCGAAATCAATTTTGACGAGAATTCAACTCACTATCAGAGTTGGCACTGTTGGGTTTGCGATTCTAGAGGCTCTAAACTACTTAGTCTATTCAAAAAGATAGATGCTCCACAAGACAAAATAAGTGAGCTGCGCTCACTAGTAGGGGCTACAAGACAAATCCTAGTTGATTCAAATGCTAGTAAGGTAGAACTCCCCAAAGAGTTCAAACCACTATCCGAGCTTACCAAAAACGATATTATTGGAAGACACGCTCTAAATTATTTAAAGAAGCGCGGTATTTCTAAACACGATATACTTAAATACAATATTGGTTATTGTGAAGGGGGCACATACAACAAAATGATCGTTATACCATCGTATTCTAGCGAAGGTAAACTAAACTATTTTGTTGCTCGTAACTTTGATCCTAATTCACCGGTCAAATATCGAAACCCTTCAGTCAATAAAAATATTGTACCATTCGAGTTATTTGTAAACTGGTCTTCTCCACTTGTATTGTGTGAAGGACCATTTGATGCTTTAGCTATCAAACGTAATGCAATCCCATTGCTTGGAAAGCATTTGCAAGATAACTTAATGAAAAAAATTGTAACGTCAACCGTAAAACAAATTTACATTGCTCTAGATAAAGACGCGATGAAGGATGCTTTGCGATTTGCTGAACTACTATTAAACGAGGGTAAAGAGGTTTACCTCGTAGATTTGGATGAAAAAGATCCAAGCGAAATGGGTTTTGATAATTTTACAAACCTTATCCAAAACACTTATCCATTAACCACTTATGACTTGATGGCTAAGAAAATTGAACTTATATGAGTAAAAGAAATATTAAGCAATCTTACAATCGCATTCTAGAGATTTCAGAAGATGCTAAACAAATTACAATGCCAGACTCACGTTACTATAGACGTAACGGGAAATACTATCCTTCTATCACTTACGTGTTGTCGGCCTACCCTAAAGGAAAGTTCTTTGAGGATTGGTTAAAAAAAGTAGGATATGCTTCTGAACATATCGTTAAAAAAGCAGGTGAAGAAGGTACAGCTACTCACGAGCTAATCGAGGACTACCTAAATGGTAAAGAATTAAATTTCTTATCTCCAACAGGCTACCCACAACACAATCCAGATGTGTGGCAGATGTTTCTTCGTTTTGTAGATTTTTGGGAAACATACAAACCAAAATTGATCGAAACCGAAGTACATTTATTTTCTGATGTGTATGAAATTGCAGGTACTTGTGACTTGGTTTGTGAAATAGAAGATCAATTGTGGATTATTGACTTTAAAACCTCTAACCATCTACAAACCACGTACGACTTGCAAACAGCTGCCTACGCTACATGTTATCAAGAATGCTATGGTAAGCAAGTTGACCGCACAGCAGTTTTATGGCTCAAATCATCTAAGCGTGGTCCAAAATCAGGAGTTATGCAAGGTAAGGGATGGGAAATTTATGAATCTCCTCGCACACTAGAAGAAAACATGGATATATTTAGAACAGTTAAAAAATTGTTCGATTTAGAGAATCCAAGTCACTCACCTATCTTTACTGAATTCAGAACTACAGTTAAGAGAGAGCTCTGATATTTATACGTAAACGCGCGTATATGATCTCATTGGTCCAATTACTTAAAGAGGCACAAGGTGCCCCAAAAGCTATTATTTTAGCAGGCGCCCCTGGCGCTGGTAAATCATCTGTTGTAGGTGAAATTATCAGTGACCTTGGTTTAAAAGTAATGAACATTGACGATTTCTTTATCAAAAACCTTCGCGATGCTGGGATTTCACTTGATTTGAAAAAAGCAGATGCTGAAGGTAGAAGTGGAGCAGCTAAAGCAATGGCTGCAGCTCAAAAAGATTATCAAGCAGCTTTAGCACAAGAAATTGGCTCTAAAGGAGACATTGTAATTGATGGTACTGCTGCTGCTTACAAGAAAACAGAATCACTAAAGGATACTTTAGAGGCAGCAGGATATGATGTAATGATGGTTTACGTTTATTCTTCACTTGAAAAATCACTTGAAAAAAATGAAGACAGATTCGAGCGTTCAGCTGGTGAGGATAGAAGTTTGATGCCCTCAATTGTAATGCAAACATGGGCTAATGTAACTAAAAACTTTATACCTTACCTTAACTTATTCGGTCAAAATTTTGTAGCAACTACAAAAGACAAGGATCCATTTAGCAAAGCAAGTTTAGAAGATATAGTTAAACGCTATATTGACCCATATAAACCAACTGATACTAAAGAGAAATCAGAAAAAGAAATCGCTAAATCCAGAGCTGATAAAGAAAAACTTGAACAAGAAATTATATCATTACGCAACGAGAAAAACGTTCAAGATATTATACAACAAACTGTTTCTATTCCAGAAGCACAATCCAAAATCAAACAATTCCTTAACTCATGAAAAAATCTGAATTAAAAAACCTAATCAAGGAAGCTTTAGAAGCTGAAACATTGGAAATGAAAGAACCATATAACGAAATTGGCGAAATTATCCTTGTAATGAAACCTAAAAGAGGTATGTCAATGGATGATATGGTTCGTCCTGCTTCAATCTACGATCAAATCGATATGAACGAAATTGCAGGTGCTTATACTTCCAATAACAAATCAGCTGCTCGTAAGGCAGCTAAATTAGCTATGAAAGAGTACGAAATGCAAAAAGAAGCTCTTAAGCGCGAGATGGACGAGTACAGAAAGGCTAAAACAGAAATCGAAGAAAAGAAAAGCAAGGCCAAAGAGCTTATCATGAAGCTTAAGTAAATGG